CTCCTCTGCTACTTCAGGCAGCTTACTGATGTACTGACGTTCAACGCTGAAGCCCACCCCAGTTCCACACATAAGGATGTACATCATTTCGTCGAAGGCTTTAGGGTGGTCGATAGGTAGGTAGGAGCAGTTAAACCCAGCTACATTGTCTCTGTCCAAGGCTTCCCCGGCAGTCATAAGCGCCCTCATGCTGGGCATAACGCCTAGGTCATGCACAGGGACGTAAAGCTCCAAGGCTTCTTTCTCCGTGAGTTTACCCTTTGAAACCCAGAAGTCCAAGTAACGGTTCACGGTTTCTACCCATGTCTCCCGTCGTTGTTCCTCTGGTAGATACCTAGCGTACCGGGACTTGTGTATGTACTGTTGATATGCGTCCATCATAATTCGTATTCTCCTCCTGTTAGTAACGATAGTTTTAACTGGTCTAATAAGAAAGCCAGCTCGTACGTGTCCATGTTAGTGGAAACCATGACGTACTCTTCGGACTTGATGATACAGAGAGCGTCCCTGTAAGAACTCAAGTCTTCGTTTTCCGTTATGAGTTTAAACACTTCAGGCACGTTGATCCTGTCTGTGTCCTGCTTGTTTCCTCCGAAAGCCCCTTCTATTACTTTCATTCCAGCACCGCCTGTTCTTTGACCATTTTGTTTAAGTACCACTGAGCCTTTTGCAAGTCCTGTAAGCCATTCTTGTAGCGCCACCTGTGTAAATATTTTATCACATTTCCCTCACAGTAGTCAATAATGCCGTCTCCTAACTGCTGCTTGATGTAGTCAATGGCCTCTGTACCGCCTTGGTTGTAGTGCTTTGGTTTACTAACTGCGTCCCATTCTTCAGGTGTCGCTAGGTCAATACTCATCTTCGTCCTCCTCTTCAAATGCTAACTCCTCGGCAAAGTACTCTAGTCTGTTTATCAGTTTGTCCTCGAATCTGTCCAGAAGCTCCTCAGAGGTTATCTCCAGTGTTTCCAAAAAGTCTTCAGGGTCGTAAGTCCGTAGCAGACGTTCCTTAATTTCTTCCATTGTTAGAGACATCTTCTATCAACTCCTCTAGTGTATCTAATGTGTACCACGAAAGACCTTCTTTCTCACACCATTCAGACATTGTCATTTTAGAACCCTTCCTGACTTTCTTGTTAGGACCCATAAGAACAAACACAAGTCTCTGGTAGCTCTCTAGGCTGTCCCTGACTGCTTTGTACTTCTGAGTGTCTCCTTCTCTGAAGAACCCCTTACACTCGACTAGCGTGTCACTAGCCATGTGTACAAAGTCCGGCCTATAGTTGCGGTGGGTAGTATAAGGAACCGTAAAAGGTTCGTACTCAAACCCCTCCAGTACCTTCGCAGTTTCCTCCTCAAAAATACTACGAAACTTCGATTTCTTGGACTTTCGGCTCATATTTTACCTCTACTAAATAACGTGGACCTGATGAATATGCGAACCCTCTTACGGTAGGCCAGCACTGTTTTTTGTAAGAGCAGTAGGAGCATCCTATGGCGAGTTTCTGGTTTCCACTCTTTCCATCTGCGATAGGCTCGTAACATGCCTCGGGTGGCTCCTCCTGCTCCACTAGCTTTTTTATGCGTTCGATCCTTTCCTCCATATCATAGGATATTAGGTCGTACACAGGAGCTTGTGTGTCCTCTGAGTCGTACAGTAGGTAAGTCAGGTAGCCATTCTGTTTGTCCATTGCCAGCCAGCCAAACTTGGTTTCACCTTCTGAGTGAGCGTAGCCCTTGATCTGACCTATGTACCCAAAAGGGTCGTCATAAGCCAGAGTACCGTCTCTAAACTTCTTAAAACCGAAGGTGGAAGTAGACTTCACGTCAGTCACAATCCCGTCGATCCTACAGTCCATAGACCCTTTGATGCCATTGACCTCACACTTCTTCTGCTCATCTGTCACCTTGTGACCAGCAGCTCTTGTGAGGAACAGTAGCAGTTCTTCAATGAGGTGCCCGTAGAGGAACTTGACGTACGTAGGAGGCTGTATGTCTTCCCCTTTGTCAACGTCGTTGTACACATTCCACAGGAAACGCTCATCGCGCCCAATGTTAGACATACGCAGCTTACGCGAGTCGTCTCGGACCTCTGTGAACTCCTTACGCATAAGGTCCTTCACGTTCTCACCGAACAGCTCGATGCAGCTCTCGATGTCTACTCCTTCGGCTACCTCTTTGGTAGACACTAGGCTGTAGATGTCGTTCACTAGGTTGTACGTGTTTTTCATTTGTACTCTTCCGCTGTACTAGAGACGACAACTCTGGCCTGCTCCGGTGTGCATTTGAACCACTCTCCTCTGCGTTCGTAGAGCTTTTGTAGCTCTGTGTGAGCCTGTGATTCTGCCTGACGACGATCGTTTACGTCATACCTATATTGTAACATATAATCTCTAAAAGGAGAAGAAGTTTGGTAGCCATTCAAGCGGTCTTCAGCGTCAATAGCCATACCTATCTTTACCCAGTCAGGGAAATTAGGGTTGGTAATGGCGTACACCTGACCTTCGACACTACTCTCGTACTTCTCTAGGCTGCTGAAGGCTGCTTGTTCAAAGTTCTTGTATCGTCCCGGCTTGTGCAAAGGGTGTGACCTAGAAATGTACTTGCCATTGACGTACATGTTTAGCTTGTTGTGGTAAGGGTTAAGCTTGGCGTTGTGCACTTTCATACACAAGCGGCAGCGGTGGTTTAGTCCGTCCCGAGTTGTGCTGTCTTTGGGGAACTCGCTTATAGCCTTAGTCTCGTTACAAGTGTTGCAGTGTTTCATCTCAAATAGGTCTTCCTGTCTCATCTTTTATCTCCTTAGTGGGTATCTGCCCATGTTGTTCCGACTTTGTACTCTCCGTCCAACGGGCATCTGAGATTAAACGCCAGACCCGCCGCCTTGAGACACTCGACCGCGAGCCAACCGAACTTCTCTGCGTCTTTTTCTGCAACTTCCGACTGGACTTCATCATGTATATTCCCTATAATTTTGTAGTCTAACTTCCAGAGCTTCGCGTAGTCGTCCAGAATCACCAGTGCTTTCTTCATTACGATAGCCCCTGCTGCTTGCAACAACGTGTTCAAAGCGGAATGTTCAGATCTGACTATGAGCCTTCTGCCGTCGAGTCCTGAGAGGTAACCTCTTGAAGACGCATTTGATACTCTTTCCTTAAGAGATGCGAATGATGGCAGATTATGGAGGAAAGATTCTCTAAGTTTTTTCCCAGTTGTTCTACCTCCTCCAGCCACAGTCCCAAGTTTTTCATCTCCTGCTCCGTACAGTAAGGCATAGATGAAAGTTTTTGCTTGATTTCTTGATTCAAGTCCAGCAAGTCGTTGATTTGCCGTGTGGATATCGCCGTTGATAATTTCATTGGTGTAGTCCTCATCTTTCATGTAATGAGCCAGCATACGCAACTCAAGACCACTAGCGTCAAAGCCGACTAACTTCTTACCCACAGGTACAGTCCAGCAGGAACGACACTCGTGTCCGTACGGGCTGTGACTTGCGGGGACCTGTGCCATATTAGGCGACTGATGCGTCATACGTCCTGTGACTGCACCGTTGCTAATGACACGTCCGTGGACCCTGCCGTCTTCCTTCACGTGTTGTAGCCATGAATTAACCTGCGCGTATCTTTTCTGTAGCATCAGGTACTCACTGACCACTTTGGCTTCAGGAAGATCGATGGTATCTAGGACTGCTTCATCGACTATTGGGTTTCCTTTTTCCGTGACTTTGTCGAAGCGAACCCCAAGGCCCGAAAGCCTCTTCGCAATTTGCTGCCTAGAGCCGACGTTAAAAACTTCAATCTTGTCCTTAAGCTGCTTCCCTGTTTTCTCTGACCAACGCTCGTGGACAATCGGGGGAAACTTCTGCTGTAAGTCTTCTTCGATTTCATTCATTCTCTCCTTAAATGTTGCACATAAGTCCCTAGCCAGAGGCTGATCTAGGGTCCACCCGTTTATCTCCTGCTGCTGAACTGAGGCTTGCACTTTATGCTCTAATTCTATGCAATTAGGGGAAAAGCAAGTCATATCTTGCATCAATTTCTGATGCACTGCTTCTGTTACGTTCACGTCCTGTATGCAGTAGTCGATCATCTCCTGTGACAACTGGGACCAATCCGTGTGGTCTCCTTTTGGGAAGCCTAAACATTCTCCCCAGTTTCTGAGAGAGTGTCCACCTGACTTACTTGGCTCGCACAAGCGTGATAAAACCAAAGTGTCTAGGACCCTCTCAGGAGCCACTGTGATGCCCCAGAGGCGTTCTAGGACAGGCATATCGTATCCTATTAGGTTATGCCCTACGACGCTCTGAGAGCCTTCTAGGGCCTCTGAGAGACTATCAGGGTCCCCGTGTACCAGTGTTACGCCGTTTTCCTTGGTCACTACGCACCAAATGGTGTCAGGAGTCAAACCATTGGCCTCTAGGTCAAGATAAATCAAAAGTCGTCCCCTACGTTTGGATTGGCTACTTCACTCATCCTGCCGGTAGTCCTATCATAAGACAGCCAGCAAGCAGGACCAGTTTCACCAGTGTAACGATTCTTGAGGACACGTACAGTTGTTGTGTTCCTGATTTCTTCGTTCTCATGCTGTTGGTCTCGCTCCATGCCTATGACAATGTCCGACAACTGGGCTATAGCCTGTGAACCCCTGAGTTCAGACAATGATATCTTGCCTCCGTCCTCATGAGCCTGCCCACTGCTTCTCTTCAAATGCGACACTAGGAACAAGCAGACTCCGGTTTCAGCCACGAGAGTCCTGAGCTTCGTCATTATCTCGTCGATGGCCTTACGTTCGTCGCCTGACTCCTGACTTGACACCACGATGGACAGATGGTCTAGGACTATAAACTTGCAGTCCAAGGCCTTCGCCATGTACCTAACACGTGCCAAAAGGTTGTCAGCAGAAGTAGAACCCCAGTGGTCGAACAGGTAGTACCGTCCGGTGCCCATAGTGGCTTCCCAGAAGGGTCTCAGGTCGTCCACGGAAGTCTCTTCTTCCAAGTGTAGTGGCCTGTTAGCAGCCACTGACATAATGCCCAGAGTAGTCCTAGACAGATCCTCTTCTAACGCCAGGACACCTATGTTGCCTTCGCACCGCTTGAGCAAGTCGTACTCAATCTCACGGATGAACTGAGACTTACCCATGCCTGAGCCACTGGTGATGGTCACAAGTTCGTAAGGCCTGTGGCCCCTCGTGAGGGTATTCAAGCCTTCCCACGGATACGGGATGGACTTGACTTTCCTCTTTTCCACGAGGTTGTCCCACGTGTCTGTACCTGCGACGATACCGTCTGGCCTGTAGGTCTTAGAGTTCCACCATGACTGCGTGAAGTCCTTGACACGGTTGGCTATGAGCATGTCACTAGCGTCCTTCAGAGGGAGCTTGACAATCTTTAGCTTGCTAGGGCTGAACAGGTCCTTGACTTGGTCCACCGCAGCGTCACCGGCTTTGTCGTTGTCGAAACACAGGACCACGGTCTCGTAGGACTCTAGCCACTCTAGGTGTTCCTTGACTTCCTTGGCTGCGTTGGAAGCTCCTGACCTCAGGGAAACTACGTCCCACTGCTTACCGGACATCTCGTAGACTGCCATTGCGTCCAGCTCACCCTCGGTTATCGTGATGTACTTGTTTGTTTTACACTGGTTCTGACCAAAGAACCCAACTCCAGATATGTCTCCGGTAGTGTGGAAGTTCTTGGTCTTCACCTCGCGTACTTTAGTGGAACTAATCTCGCCCGTGTCTACCTTGTAGTAAGGGTAGTGGTGACGAGTGATTTCACCTGTTGGTGAGTACTCCACAGTCACACCGAAGCGCCCACAGGTGTCCTGAGAGAGCCTCCGCTGTGGTATAGAGGACACTACACCGCCCATGTTTAGTGGACTGGTAGTGGTTGTCTTCTGTGTCGTCACTGTTGTCATACCTGTTTTACCGTTGGTGTGGTAGTCACAACTGACGGCGAAGCAATGCGCCCCACCGTCGTCGTAAATGGCTAGGGCATCCGAAGATAAACACTTCGGGCACCCCTCATGTCTAATGAATTTAGCCACCCCTAGAAGTCCGAAGAGTCACCTTCGACCATCTCTGCTTCCTCTAGGACCTTCACAGCTTCGAGGTAAGTAGCCATGCCGTGTACCGGATGGGGCTGACCCAGTTTAAACTTAAGGCGTACCTTAGAGTTATAAGGGACCTCACCTGTAAACGGTTGACCGTCTGCGGTGAAACGCTTGACCTCGTACTTAGACTTAAACTTACGCTGCTTGTTGCCTTGGTAGTCCTTGATCTTGACACCCTGTGATGCGAGGAAGGCTGCGTCCTCTTCATCAATGGTGATGGTCATAGAGTAAGCACCCGTTGACTGACCGTTGTACACGTCGTGCTGCGTTACGTTGCTGAAGTTCACGATGCCTTCAATTACTGTTGCTGTTGCTGCCATAGGAATAATCTCCGTTGTTTGCTTTTGTTTTGACCAATGATTCTCACTGGCCATACTAATAGTATACCACGTTATTTAAGCTTGTGTCTACTTTTTTCACCTCCTTTGTTAAACTTATGTTTACTAATGTAGTACTACTACTGTTACTTCTCTAGTTTATTACCTAAGTAGTACTTAAGTACTACCTTAGTAGAGGGTATCATAATCTGCCGCTGGTGTCAATAGGGTTCCTCTAATATTATCAAAAAAGTTATCGTCTTCTGCTTCACAGGCGTACACACTGCTCAAGCACACTCCGCAGAGGTCGTAGAAGTCGCCACGTGGGTCCTTACGGACTAGCTCTAGGTCTTCCAAAATTTTATTACAGGCTTTGCATCTCATGTTAAAGTTCCTCTAGGTCTTTGTCTGTTTTAAGACAATCAATGATTAAATATTGTACTACTATGTAAGTAAACACAGGTAGCCACACTGGTATCGTAAGTATAACTGCCACTGCTTTCTTTAGTTTGTACATACTCCCTCCCCTGTCAGGTCTGCTGTGAGTACTGCATTGTCTCCGAAGCAGTACAGGGTCACAGTGTCGCCTTTGTCGTCTGTTATGACAATGTCCCAACTGTCTCTGGACTGTGTCACTCCTTTGTCTGCTAAACATTTCTTGATGCTCACTGTGGCAGT